ATCGGCAACTATAAGTCCTTAAGAAATATGCCCAAAAACATAGCACTATATTTTGTGAAAGATGAAATTAAATCATGCAAATAATCTACACCTTAGAAAAAGTGACAAAAAGAAGGATAGAAAACCTTGTGTTTATATTAATAGCAGCAGTGCTATCTTTAGTGCTTATTCTATTCTTCTGCTCTTTTTCTAATAGATTAGATCAAGGACTGATAGGAATTGCTGACTTGGTGACTTGTGTACTCTCAATCGGACTAATCTGGGTAGTGGTAGCTATATTTGTAACAATGCTTAATAGAGTAAGAGGTGATGGCAAAGAGAGTCTTGCTACTGTAACATCAAAGATACTAGCTTCACTTTTTATCGGAGCTTTTTGCCTTTTAACCCTTATCTATGGAGAATTTTCTAAGACAATAACTTTTAATGGGGATAGATTTCTATCTCTAATAAGCGAGTGGTTGCCCTATGTTGGTTACTATGTCTTAGTAGGCATAGCAGTAGTAGCCTATCAAACTTTTAGAGATTGGCATCTAGGTCAATATATTGATTATAGGATTGAGCTTTACAATAAAGAAACAGAAACAAGCAAGCAATATCAATCTATCGAGGAGGCAGAAAATGACCTCTCATTGATGGAAAAAGTAAATAAAATCAATTTCACTCTAGGCGGTGGCCGTGGTGCAAATTCTGGTAAAGGGAAAGACGGTAAGTATCCGGGTTTTAGAGGTGCTGGTGGTTCAAGAGATAGTGGGAGCTCAAAAGCTTTGCATCCGGCATCATTGAATAATCAAGGGCGCTTTTCAAGTGTTGAGGGAACTATCCAGACATTTATTAAAAAGCACGGTGGCTCTAAAACAGAATACAGTACAGCGGTTGACTCTCAAGGTTTTGCTCATAACTACGTACACGGTGGGAAAAACAGCGTACAAATTTTGCCTATCTCTGGTGGATTTACAGCAATCCATAACCATCCAAGTGGTGGAAATTTCTCAAGTACAGATTTACATAGCTTTGCAGCATTAAAAGGCATGAATACTTTAGTTGCAACAAATAGCTCTAAAGCTTATCGAATTACAAAAGGGGCTAACTTTGATGCTAAGGGCTTTGATAAAGCGGTGAGCAAGTCACGATTTACTACAAAAGATTACAATAAAGGAGCTGACCTATGGCTCAAGAAAAACGCTAAAAAATACGGGTACACTTACTCATACGAATAAAAGAAAAGAGGTTTTAAAATGGGCGGTAGAGGAGCAAAAGTCGGAAGTAATAAGGTTGATAGAATTGCGGTAAAAATGGCAGATGGTACTATTCGTCAATATCAGCGTATAGGAAAAGATAGTGTAGCAACATGGGATGATTACGGGCTTCCAAAACACCATGAGGGAGCATCATTTTCAAAAGTTTTGGAAAACGCTAGAAAAAACGGAACAATCGTCAAAGAGTTGAATAAAGCTCAAACACGTAAAATAGATAAGAAAAACCAAAAAGATATCAAGGATTGGCGAGCAGAAGTAGAAAAAAGAAAAAATACATGGGCATTATTGGGGACAGGAACGCTAAACAGGCATGGTAAACAAGTCAAACATAGAGCGCTGACAGGAAAAGAAGATTACCTAATTTCATTTAATGAATGGAAACGACAAAATGGGAGATAAACAATGGGAGGTAGAGGAGCGAGCTCTGGAATGAGCGATAAAGACAAAAAGTACGGTACAGAATATAAAACTATACATGAAGTAGGGAATATCAAGTTTGTAGTTCAAAATGAGCAGGGCTCACAAAAAGCACCAATGGAAACTATGACTAAAGGTAGAGTATATGTGTTTATTGACAAGAACAAAAACGCACCCAAGAGTATTGTTTATTTTGATGCAAAAAATAAGCGTAATAAGCAAATTGACTTAGATCATGTGCACAAAGGCATGAAACCACATACTCATCATGGCTATAATCATGCAGAATATGAGAAAAGTAAAAAGGGTGCATCCAATTTGACACCAAAAGAGCATAAACTTGTTGAAAAAGTCGAAAAAGAGTGGTATAATTACACTAAGAAACGTAGGGAGTAGTATATAGGGATTGCGCCTTGATGGAGGAGATTCCGGTTCGAATCCGGGCTACTACGTTACATCTTAGCCTCTTAACTGGGGCTTTTTTTGTTATCTAAATTAAAAACAGCGTAAAACATCCCCTTTTTTACCATATACAATGAAATCATAAGTATAAAATGCTTGTGATTTTTTGTTTGAAAGGAGGTTTAAAATTGCCTAGAGATGGAACAAAAAACCTAACTCCAATGAATAAGCGAAGTTTGGAGGAACAGAAAGAACTCCAAAGAAAAGGAGGTAAAGCATCCGGTATAGCGAGAAGAAAAAAAGCGGATCTAAAAAAAGCTTTTGAAACACTTTTAGCTTTGGATGTTACTGATAGCAAAATAAAAAAACAGCTTGAGGAGATGGGTATGGCTGGTAACAATGAGGCCTTGCTTGCTTTTGCTACATTTCAACAAGCGGTAAAAGGCAATCAGAAAGCAACTGAAAACATAATCAAGCTGACAAATACCAAAGATAGGTACGATATACAAGAGCAGAAAGAACGTATTAGAGCACTCAAGCACGATAATAGAGAGCGTGAGGAGGCTGAGAAAGGCTCAACTGAAACAATCCAGATAGTGGATGAGTGGGTTGATGAGGTAAGGGGTGCGACAGATGACCTTTAGAGTACAGGAAAATATTAACCCTCATTTTAAATCAGTCTGGGTATCTAGCTTGCCTTATAACGTGCTAAAGGGTGGCCGTAACTCTTTTAAATCCTCAGTTATCGTACTAAAACTAGTGTATATGATGCTGAGATATATCATAGTCGGTGAAACAGCTAACATAGTTATTATCCGTAAGGTTGCAAATACGATACGAGATAGTGTTTTCAATAAGGTTTGGTGGGCTTTGAGCTTGTTTGGTATTGATAGACAGTTTTCAAAGACAGTAAGCCCGTTTAAAATCGTACACAAAAAAACCGGCTCAACATTTTATTTTTACGGTCAAGATGACTTTCAAAAACTCAAGTCAAATGATATAGGTAACATTATAGCGGTATGGTACGAGGAGGCCGCTGAGTTTGCAAGTCAAGAGGATTTTGACCAGTCAAACGTGACTTTCATGCGACAGAAACACCCTAGAGCTAAGTTTGTACAATTCTTTTGGAGTTATAACCCACCCCGCAATCCGTATAGTTGGATTAATGAGTGGTTTGAAAGTATTAAGACAAATAAGAATTATCTTGCTCACTCAAGCACTTACCTAGACGATAAGTTAGGCTTTGTTACTGAGCAAATGCTAGAGGATATAGAACGTATCAAAGAAAATGATTTTGATTATTACAGATACTTATATCTAGGTGAGGCAGTCGGACTAGGTAACAACGTTTATAATATGAGCACCTTTCACCCTATCGAGGCTTTGCCTAGTGATGATAGGCTTATAGGTATATGCTTTGCCCTTGACGGTGGGCATCAACAATCAGCAACAGCATGCTGCTCTTTTGGTATCACGGCAAAAGGGAAAGTGATTTTACTTGATACTTGGTACTACTCACCAGCTGGGCAAGTGAACAAGAAAGCACCTAGTCAGCTCTCTAAAGAAATATACGAATACATGAGCTCAGTTATAGACAAGTACAAAGTGCAAGCCTTACAGTACACAATAGATAGCGCTGAGGGGGCTTTACGTAATCAGATGTTTCTTGATTTTGGATTGAGATGGCATCCAGTCGCTAAGCTTAAAAAAGTGACTATGATTGATAGCTTTCAGTCTTTACTTGCTCAAGGGCGCTTTTACTATCTAAACATTGAGAATAACAAGATATTTATTGAGGAGCATAAGATGTACCGCTGGGACGAGAAAACAATAAAATCAGACAATCCAAGCGTTATAAAAGAAGATGATCATACATGCGACACGGCGCAATACTTTGTACTAGATAATGCAAAATTGCTAGGCTTACGTGTTGGCAATGGATAAGGAGGCAAAAATGAGCCTATTTCAAAAAATTAAAGACCTATTTAATCAAGGGAGATATAACATGCAAACAGCAAACTTAAACAGTATTTTAGAGCATCCGAAAATTGCAGTCACTCAAGCAGAATATGATAGAATTTCACGTAATCTGGCCTATTATCAATCACGATGGGAAGATATTACATACACAAATACAGATGGCGATATTAAAACCCGTAAAATGCAGCACTTACCAATAGCAAGAACGGCATCTAAAAAAATTGCTAGCCTTGTATATAATGAGCAAGCAGTTATTACAGCTAAAGATGAGGCATTACATAAGTTTTTAGATACCATGCTTACAAATGACCGCTTTAACAAAAACTTTGAGCGATACCTTGAAAGCTGTTTAGCACTTGGTGGCCTTGCTATGCGCCCTTATATTGACGGCGATAAAGTCAGAGTAGCATTTATACAAGCGCCGGTATTCTTACCACTAGAGAGCAATACTCAAGACGTTGCGAGCGCTGCAATCCTAACTAAAACCATTAAATCAGAGGGCAAGAAAAATGTTTATTATACTCTTGTCGAATTTCACGAATGGATCACAAAAGACGGGCAAGAAACAGGCAGTACAAAAGACAAGAGCCTATACCGTATCACAAACGAGCTATATAAATCCAATCAAGAGGGAACGCTGGGAGAGCGTGTAAAATTAAATGAGCTAGATAAGTATGCAACACTTGAGCCAGTGACTATTGTTAAAGACCTATCACGCCCGCTATTTACATATCTTAAAACACCCGGCATGAACAACAAAGATATTAACAGTCCTCTAGGCTTGTCTATCTTTGATAATGCTAAGACCACTATTGACTTTATCAATCGGACGTATGATGAGTTTATGTGGGAGGTTAAGATGGGACAGCGCCGGGTATTAGTACCAGAGCAGCTAACTCAACTTAAAGTACAACAGAAAGACGGCTCAATAGAATTTAAACGCCGCTTTGATGTTGAGCAAAATGTTTATATGCAAATTGGGACAGGTAATATGGACAGCGGCGGTATTGCTGACCTTACAAGTCCTATCCGGGCTAGTGATTATATCATGGCTATCTCAGAGGGGCTAAAACTCTTTGAGTTGCAGATTGGCGTATCTAGTGGCATGTTTACTTTTGACGGTCAAGGCGTAAGAACAGCAACAGAAATTGTCAGCGAAAACTCAGACACTTACCAGATGAGAAACAGTATTGTAGCACTTGTCGAACAATCAATCAAAGAGCTTTGTGTTTCTATGTGTGAGCTTGGAAAAGCCGTGGGACTCTATCAAGGCAAGATACCAGAATTAAATGATATTTCTGTAAACCTTGATGATGGAGTATTTACAGATAGACACGCTGAACTTGATTATTGGATGAAGATGGTAGCGGCTGGCTTTGCAACTCAAAAGAGAGGTATTGCTAAAACTCAAAACCTCACAGATGCAGAGGCAGAGAAAGAGCTAGCTGAAATTAACGGGGCTTTACCACCAGAAACAGATGCAGACCTAGCGATCTATCACAGCAAGCAAGAGCAAAAAGAGGATAAAGAGGAGGCAGAAGATGACAAAGGTTAAATTTGGAGTTGCTAGCGTTGACTACTCAGCAAGCATTGAAGATACACCAACATTAAAACTAGGTTTAAGGCTTAGAGGGACTGGTAGATTAGAGGCCTCCTCAGTTATTAAAAAACTAATCAAAGACATTTCAGAGCTTGAGTACGAACTAGAAGAATAAACCGGTCAAATGGTCGGTTTTATTTCAAGAGAGGGTTTTTGAATGGAAAAAAAGAGAAAACAACTCACTATTAACGATCAACAATTCTCTTTGCAAATGCAAGGCGTAACGGATATATACGCTAAAATGCAAATAGATCTCTTTGACAGAATGATAAAGCGCTTGAAAGAGCGTGGCAGCGTGGACTTAATGAGAAACCCGTATATCTGGCAGTTAGAAAAGCTAAACGATATGCACTTACTCAATGAGGCAAATTTGAAGATTATTGCAGAGCGTACTCATATAGCAGAGAGCCTTTTGAGAAAGGTAATTGAAAACGAGGGCTTAAAGGTTTATCAAGATACCAAAGAGCAACTTGAGGAGGATTTAAACCAGCCTAAAAGCGGGCATATTAAGAACGGCGTGACCGATAGCCTAGAGGCTTATACAAGGCAAGCCGTGAGCGATTTAAACCTTATCAATACAACCTTGCCGGAGAGCTTGCAAGCTGTTTATAAGTCTATTGTCGAGGAGGCAGTAGTTCAAGTGGTAGCCGGTACTAAAACAAGTAATCAAGCTTTAAATGATACCATCATGAACTGGCAAAAGAAAGGCTTTACCGGCTTTACAGATAAAGGGGGCAGAGAGTGGAGAGCTGATAGCTATGCAAGAGCGATCATTAAGAGCACCACTTACAAAGTTTACAATGAGATGAGAGTAGCGCCCGCTGAGGAGCTAGGCATAGATACTTTTTACTATTCTATGAAAGCGACAGCAAGGCCGGCTTGCAGTCCATTACAAGGGCAGATAGTCACTAAAGGCAAAGGCTTTGAAATAGACGGCATAACAGTCTATTCTTTACTTGATTATGGATACGGAACGGCTGGCGGCTGTTTAGGGATCCATTGTGGGCACTATTTAACTCCT